GGAATATCTCCAGTCGTTCTTCCTATTCCGATAGTTCTACGGCTAAAGCTGCTCGGCAGATCTATCGGGCGATAGCCTCCGTCACTGAATGTCACGACGCCATTGTTGATATACATACTAGCATCTGACATTTTCAGCATTCTGACTTCGCTCAGCTTATTGTCAGATTTGGTCTCGTTCTCTTCCAGATTGACTGGAGGGAATGCGAGAGAACTACCATACCCAGGGAATTCAGCTCCTATGTGAAATCCACGAGTGAAGTACTCTGGATTGTCAGTTCCATACATAGCATACTCGATATATGATCCTTTGAACTTCTCTTCATTCGTGAGATATACTTTCCAATTATGGCTATTGTAGTCGTAAGTAGCTCTTCGTGCAAGCCCTATTGTTCCGTCTTTGAAAATGAATCTGTAATACATGGATAGAGAAATACCTTGTCCACCCAAAGTATCTACTATAGTGTTAGGCTCAAGTCCTATAGATTCGTCATCTGTATAACCGATTGCCTCGATCTCTATGTAGTTTACACTTGACATGTCGCCATAGCTATGTCCTCTGTATAGAGAAAAGTAGTGGCTTATGATCGAGGTCGTTCTTGATCTGCTAGTCGGAAATCCAACTTCGTCCAGCTCTGGCGACGGGTTATATGCAGTACTGCCTACACCCTCGTAACCACCGCATTTGTATAGAACCGATGCAGTCACCAGATGAAAGGATCCCTTGCTCTCATTCCACAGCAGCGGAACTCTAGGAAGGAATTCACCATTTTCGTAAAGATTCAAATTGCTTACGATGCTCATATACGTCCTAGATGATTGTTAGAATGCTCTCGTTGTATGCTGGTACACCTATAGAGATTCTCGATACTGCTGATGCGTCGATCCAGCCGTATCTACGCTCTCCAGCTCTAGGATTGTAGTAGAACAGCGCATCGTCGTTGTGATCTTCACATTTGTTCGGCCAGACGAAATCGTAATCAGAACTGGAATAGATCGGCCATTCGGCCTCTGAATTCTTCGTCTGAACACGAACTGCCTCGACCTCGTTTTCCCATTGGAAGTATCTAATGTCTTTCTGAGTATCACTAGACGAACCCTGTGACGAACCATCTCCCTTCTCCCATATAGTGCTTCCACCACCCTGAGCTGGAGCGCCAGCTGAGAATTCGATCCACTTCTCGTTTCCGACTTCTTTCTCTTGGATCAAGATATTTCCGACATCTTGATCACTACCGTCTCGCCAAGATCTGAATCTGGAGGGATTCAGCGATGCTGAGTATGTGTCGTGTCCGTCCTGATTTGCTACTTTCTCTACCTTGATGTAGTTGGATCCGCTGACATCTGGATTCTTGCAGCCAGAGTTGATGTGCTCAGCGTCATAGAAGTCAAATCCGTTGTCTTTGTTCCATCCGAACCACAGCTCTTTATCCTCATCGTGATCGCTGTCGTCGAACATCGGCATCACCATGTGAGCGTCAATTGTAGAGTCATCAAACTCAGCATCGAAAGCACTTCCTTTACCGTTTCGGAAAGTCATATTCTTTAGTGTCTTAGCGCCTTCATCTTCCCAGTAGATCTTAGATGCGCTAGACATCACAGCAGCGCTGCTCTTTGCGATTGCATAAGCGAGGGCCGAGTCGTTGTGGAAGATAGGCTCGATGCTGTTCGAATTCAACCATACGCCATCAGCGATCGTCTCTCTGTCCCACTGAGACGGGACAAGCAAATCAATTCCTTCAACTGTCTTTGGTGTGGCCATACTCTTTACTCCAATTCTTTTACATTTTTATTTATAGCCTTTACGAAATGTTTGGATTTTCTTATATTTTACTTGTAAAACAAAAGAGGTAACACAATGGCACAATCTAATCTCGGCGCAGAACACAATCCTTTCGAAGACTACAAAGAAGCAGTATTTAAGTCTCTCATGGCAGATGTAGAAACTTGCGAGTCGGACGCCGAAAAACACATGGAAATGGCTAAAGATCTCATCCGCGACTTCTACTCGGCTGGAAAAGATGCTGATGCATGCGTCTACGCGATCTGCACGACTTACGGAATCTGCTAAAAATCACTAAACACAAAAACGGACTGGATTCTCTCCAGTCCATAATTGTGAATTATCCTACGACAACTTCGTTGACAGGAGTCTCTAGATCGATTCTCTCCTTGATGTCCTTGATGTCCTGCTTGAAGTCAGCTGCGAGCGAGTCGCCGTTCAACTGACCACCACCAGCCAACTGGAGCGTGTACTTTCTGAGACCGAGCGTCCAGAGCCATCCAGCTTTCGCTACGACGAACTCACGGAATAGCGGATCCTGAATGATGTTCTCTACACGCTCTCGCTTGTAGACTCTCAACAGACATTTTGTCGGGTATCTCGGAGTCGGCTTGACGAGAAGAAGCTTCTCTTCACGAATGTACTTCACTTGGTACTTTCTTCCGAAGGTCATCTTAGCTTCTTCGAGCCATGTCAGAGTAGCGTCCCAGTTGCCGAGAATGTTTCCATAATCAGCAGTGCCATAACAGGTAGATGAGAACTTAGCTCCGCCATACGGAAGGAACTGGTTCACCATCATGTTGTTGACTGGAGTCAGAAGATTGTCCACAGAACCGAGCCAAGAGGACGTCTCAAGGTCAACGACTTCCTCAAGATCCTGACAGATCTTGTAGTGCGTCATTCCCGGAACTAGCTCAAAAGCCAAGTAGTCTTCTCTGTGACCCTGAATGTAGTACTTCCAGAAGTAGCGGATGGAATCTCCGATCACGTCGAGAAGCTGCTCTTCTGTCAGCTCTACGCATATTCTCGGAGCGCCAAGCTGTCTCAGGATGTAAGCCATCAGGGCTCGAATGTTCTCGAGCCTTCCGATGTCAGCATACGGGTCACGGTGCTGACAGAGCTTTGGCGTTCTTGGATTGCTGTTCTCTGCCATCTAGACCTCCCGATTACTCTCCATCTTCTTCAGGATTGACCTCTTGGTATGTAGAGTATCTGATCGTGCATTCACGCTGGACCTTGTCAGAAGCTTCCTGATCCATAGATGTCTGCGGCATGTCCTTCGGCCAGCAGTAGTAGTACACGTAGTCGTGAGAGCTACTGTGTCTCAGTCTCGAGTCAAGAGACACCATTCTGATTCTAGCAGAATAGTCTCTCATGTAGTTAGAGACAGCTGCGCCAGTCTTCTGGTCGAAGTAGGTAGATGAAGCTCCACCATCCATCTTGATGTCGTTGTTGTGAATCAACGCGAACCAAGCTTCAAGCATGTGAGACGTCTTCCAGTCTTGGAACTCGTCGAACTTGAGGGTGACTTCACCGTCCATCTTCGTCTTGCCAGGGAAGACTTTCTTAGATCCCTGCCAGTGTGTCTCAAGCTCACCTTCGATCGTTCTTCCTGGGAGAGCAGAGGTTTTGCAACGGAGGGTGAACTGTCTCGTTCCGCCGAGCTGCTTGAATAGGGTAGCTAGCGGAGTTCCCTCTTCAGGAATCAGCGTAGCTTCCCACAGATAGTTCTTGGCGAGGTCAGGGAATGTGTCGATCTCGCTCGTAAACACGTTCATATCATTTTCTGCTGCCATAGGTGTTTATCTCCTATACACTTTTCTCTTTTACTAATTATTTATACTTCCACTACTGCAGCGGAGACCGTCGCTACGTTCTTGTAGAATCCTCTATCTGGAGCTTCTACTCGGTGTGTCCATTCTACCACGTTGTATGTTCCGCAGTATGTGATATTTGGCTGTGTCAATACCTCGACCGTATCGACATTCTCGTGAACGGTCATGTCTTCCTGTTCGAGACGGATCTTAGACTCAGTTGCCTTGTTGACCAGATATGCATCACAGTCAGAGAATTCGTAATTTGGTGCGAGTTCTCTCGTGATGAATCCGCTCGTAGGAATGAGGTATAGCGGCTTGCCTTCGATGTCTGCGTTTCTCTGTCGAGCAGCGAAGAAGAAGTCTCTGTCGTATACCTGCGAATTCTCTGTGTAGCTCTTGACAACATAGCTGTCAGTGTCAGGATCATATCCGATGTCAGGTCTCTCAGCTTCGTTCGGGAATACTGAGTCGACCTCGGCTGGATCTTGCTTATACGGAACTCCCTGAAGGATGAATGGCGGAAGGACGGTTCTATACTTGAGCGTAGAAGTTCCTATCACCTCACCGTCTCTGACGCTGTTGTATGTGACAGTGACGATGGAGTCGTTGAATCCCTTTTCATTGCTGAATCCACATCTAGCAGCTATGTAGATGCTCATCTCATACTGCTGTGTCTCTGAGTTGTAGGTAAGGAACGTGTCGTAGAAGATGAAATCGTCGCAGGTCTCACCAGTCCCCACTCCGTCTATGAGTATCTCTCTCGTAGCCATGTTGAAGGTTACTGACTTTCTGTTAGCGCCGAGACACTCAGTGACATTGATCGTCATGTTCTTGAGTGCTTCTGCTGGATCGATCTCCATTCCGCTGTTGTCTGCGAACTTGATTCTCGTGTGATCGTAGAATCTAGCCTTCAGAGTAGCATTGGTAGTGTCGAAGTGCGGTCTAAGTCTTCCGTCCTCTTCTACTTCAGTCACTATTGAGTAAGAAGCATCAACATCCACGTCGTTGTTGATTCTCTCGTAGGTGAAGTTAGCTCTGTAGTCTAGCTGATCTACTTCTACTGATCCGACCGCATCTCCGTTTCTCGTGATGTTGATAGCGCCTTCAAGATGCTCTTGATATGGAGCTATAAGCGTAATTTTCTTTATGTACGGGTAGAAGGCACTGTCGCTAGACATCGGAATTCCAAGACATAGTCTGGGTCTTCCAATATACTCCCGATAGTCGTATTGTGTGCTCCAGCCACCATACATTCTCACGTTGTCATTTGACTCTAGATAGACCTTGTCTCTAACTCTACCCATAGCGCCAGGCGTTATCTGATCAACAGTGTATGGATGCTCACCGTCTCCATAGTCGAACCAGATAGCTTGATCGTGTATTGCAGTGCTTCTCAGGTAGCTTCTCATAGAGCGGACTTCGGTAGACTTGACCGTGCTGTTGAACGTCGTAGCCACATCAAGCTCACTTACGCTTAGTCCCCTGATTGTCACGTCGAACTGAATAGCGGTGTCGCTCACCTTTTCGTAGTTGTCGACTGTGACATTATCGTATGGAATATAAGAGTTGAACGGAGTTATGCGCTCGTTGAAGCGAACGAGGGTTCTATCGCCTATCTGGAATTGTGGATAGCCGCTGAAGGGATCCATTCTAACTTCGAGATCCTCATCAAAGAATTCTCTTGGAATATCTGATCCAGTCTTTGTAGTCGTGCTTCCGTATTCAGCATAGTACATACTGGCCGTATGTACTCCGTTAACATCTTTGAGGTCGAGATACCAGCTGATAGGGATCTGTTCTTCAACTCTCACCCAGTCGTCACCGTCTCTTTGATAGAGAGCTACGTAGATGTTGTCGACATCTGATTCGTAAATCTGATATTTAGACAGCTGATCGAAAGCGTAAGCTCTTAGACTGTGGTAGCTTGTGATGTCGTCTGGTAGACCGTCTGGAAGAACTGTAGATTCAATCGGAAGAGTAGTCGAGCCCTTAGTGTAGTGACCGAACAGACCGAGTCTGTAGCCACTATCCAACTTACTCTGAATGAAATCTCTGTTGTTGATCTCGAAATCTCCCAACCCGTCATTGTAGATGTATGTGTGGAGAACTCCGCTCTTTCCATAAAAGGACACAGTCCTTCCTCTACTAGAAGAGTTCAGAATAAAGTCGAAAAGCTCACCGTCTTCGGTGTTGTATACCATCATGCACGGATGATTGTCTTCCCAGTAGACTTTGAATCCTCCAGTAGTCAGAATGCCCTGGTCGCTTGGTTCGTCGAAGTCGTAACTTGCAGATCCAGCACCCATATTCTTCAACTTGAAAATTTTGTTGACCGTCCAGTTTCTGGTTACTATGTTACAGCCAGAGTCTCTATCGAAAGAGATGTTCTTTGCCCACGAAGCGAAATAGCCATGCAAGCAGTAGTCTGCATAGCCTTCAGGAATAGCCTCTTTGTATATCTCCATGTATCTGTCATATACGGTACTGCCATGATCAGTTACGTATGGAACTTTCGAGATACCGAAAGATCTCTCCACAACTCTGTTGTGGATTGGGTTACCATCCGGATCGCGAATTTCGATATACGGGCTCTTTATAGCTAGATTGTATACTCCAGCTATGTCAGTTGCACCCAGCTCGACTGTGAGATCTTTGCTTTTCCAAACTTCTGCCATATTCTCTCGCTATGCGTATGTGTATCTGAATCTGAATCTCAAGACCGGAATGTCTCTGTCAGATGTGAAGTTTACGATGTTGTTGTTGTCATCCAAGATGTTGTCGTCGAAGATCTGCTTGAGCAGAGGATAGACGTACTGGAAGTTCTGCTTAGCTGCCTGATATGTGATGCTTCCTGAGTTGATAGCGTCTCTGAGAGCGAAGTAGAAAGCTTCCTCACTCAAGTTCTCGAGGTAGCTCGTGCTGTTAGCGCCGACTCTGAGGAAGGTCTCAAGACGGATCGTCTTAGAGATCGTCGTTGTGTTCGTCTCGACCTCTTCGTTTCTTCGTCCCATAGACATGTTGATCTCAGTAGTGTCATCTTCTCTACTGTCCTTGCTGAAGTCGATCTTGTATGGTAGCTCAATCGGACGATCAGATGTTCCAGATACGATCTTTCTCTTGTCGATCCATTCAGTTATTAGCTCAAGCATCTTGGTAGATGTGTCTGTCATCTTTCCCTTAGTGAAGAATGAATCCTCTTCGAACGTGATGTCGGTGTAGTAGGAGTCATTCACGCTTGGGTTTCCGCTCAAGGAGAGGTACACGTTGTCTGGATCGATGCTGACTTCTTCGATTCTGAAGTTGCTAGATGAGCTTGTTCCGTCTATGACCTGAAGGGTTATGTCACGACCCTCCATGCCGTAGAAGATGTCTTCCATCGTCGTGCCTCGAATGTCTTGCTCTGGGAGAATCAAGATGTTCTTGTTAGTCTTGACAGACCCTGGCTCGAAGCGGTACGTCTTAGCAGAGCCCTTGATCAGCTCAGAGACCTTGATGTCGATGTTTGCTCTCTTGGCTCCTGGATTTTCAAGAATCTTGTTGTAGATGTCAGACTTGAAGATCTGACTCTTGAAAGTCGTGTTCTCGGCTAGCCACTGATAGAGTGAGTTCTCTAGCTCATCCTTGAACTTGCTCATATCTACGTGTCTGTCAACCTGAATGTCGCCAACCACGTCATAGTAGTGGAAGACTGGCGGAAGGCTGACGAGCTTAGAGTTCATGATCATTCTCGGCTCTGCGTCGGCGCGAATCTGTGCAGCCCACTGTCCGAAAGTGGATCTGTCCAAGTACTGATCGGAAGTCGTTCCCTTCGGGTAGATGAGGAATGACACGAAGTCGAACAGGTGCTGCATGTAAGTGTTGTAGTCGATGTAGAGGCAAGAGTTAGAGATGTCCTCGTTCTCGTCGAAGATGTTGATCGGACGATAGAGTCCGTTAGCCTCTCGGTAGATGTCTGAGAAGAGAGTGTAGAGAACGATGTTCGTTCTTCCTGCGTCGTGCTCGCCTGATAAGTCTTCCAGCTGATTCTCTCCGTAAGCGATAGCGTGCTTCACGTTTATCGGATCTGTTATGGTCAACAGATAGGACATGAAGTCTGGGAGAGTTATGAGCTTTGAAGTAGATGCGAAGTAGATCTTAGAGTTGATCTTGATTCTCTCTTTGCTCTCGAAGTCAGTTCCGCCGTGGACAGCGCTCTCGAACATGAAGGTGACATAGTTGGAGATGTTAGTGACGCTGCCAGCTCTAGAAGCGTAGATCTTGCCCTGCGCTGAGAGTACTGATCCGACTGCGTTCGGATAGTTAGCGTCTGATCCGTCTGTCTGGAAGTACTGGACGTAGAGATTCTGGTCCGTGCTTGTGAGGCCAGGGCATGAGTCGATTCCGTTGCCGAAGTAGAGTCGAACCGTCTTGTCGTAGTTCGATCTTATGCAGCAGACCTTGAGATCTGCGCCAAACTCAGACTTCTTTCTGTTCTTGAACGCCTTGGAGAGCTCTACAGCTTCGTCTTCGATGTAGAAGAGACTGTCTTCTTGGAATGCTGACTTCTGGTCAGTTCCGATTCCAACTTTCGTGATTCCATACTGCTTGCTGTACTCTCCGTTGACGTATGCGAACGGATCTCTGATTCCATACCAGTTAGAGAAGCTCAAGTCGTCGATGTCATAGAATTGATACTGCTTTCCGATCTTGTTAGAGTACGTTATTGGATCGAGAACTTTGACGGCTCTCTTTCCCTGAACAACTTTGATGTATCTGAGCTTTGAAGATGCAGTAGCGCTGACCTTTCCAGACAGCGTAATGTAGCCGTCTTGCTGTGTCTCATATCCGTTCACTGCGTAGAGGATCTTCTTGCGCCATGATGGACTCTGGCCGTCTCTAACGTCAGCTTCTGTGAGAGTATATGAGTAGCAAGCGTCAAGCATGAAGTCATGTCCATTGAACGTGAACTTCAGATCTTCGTTGTTGAACCAGATAGTGTCTCCAGCTTGAACAGTGGAAGGCAGAGGTCCTCTCAGCTCGATAGAGATGTTGCCGACAGCAGGAACTGCTCTCTTCGGTTGATAGCCGAGATTCTTTCCGAGCTTGATGATGGAAGAGTCTAGCTTAGCTGTGTCGAGATAGTTCTCTTCGGCGGTTCTCTGGATGTAGTAGTTCGTCATATCCATGACGCCAGAGAACATCTCTTGGAAGTAAGCGTAGATGCTCGCTTGACTCAAATTTCTGTACTTTTCGTCTGCTAGGATGCGGTTGTTCCATTCATCCAAGATCGATTCGTGTGAAAGCTTTGTATAGTCCATGCTCATATAGTATTTATCATAGAAGCCTCAGATAAATAATCGACAAACCTACTAAGAGGCAATAATGGGAAAAGTTGTAAAAATCATTATACAAGGCGTAACTAGTCAGAAGGCTCAAAAAGAGCTAGACGACATCACGAGATGCCGCAATGACATTCTCTACTTCGCTAAGAAGTGCATGATACTCACAACCGAGGGTCTCAAGCCTTTCGAGCCATATCCGTGGCAGGCGAGACTCCTGAAGAAGCTCACGATGACTCTCAACAGCAGAGATCTGGTCATGGCTGCTCGTCAGACCGGAAAGACGACTGTCGTAGCCATCTTCTTCCTGTGGTATGCGATGTTCCACAACGACAAGAATCTCTGGATTTTCTCTAGAAAGGAGATTGCAGCTAAAGAGATCATGCAGAAGATTCGTGAGATGTATGCTAATCTTCCGAAGCATCTTCGTTTTGAACTGAAGCACAACTCGAAGAGCTGGATCGAGTTCAGAGAGAATCATTCAAGAATCGGCTGTAGCGCACTCTCAGACAAATGGATCCACGGCCGATCACTCGACTATATCTGGATTGACGAGGCTGCATTCTGCCATGAGGGAGGAATGGATACGAAGTTCATCGCCTGCACCTTCCCAGTCTTCTCGACTACCAACACCGGAATGATCCTCACATCTACTCCGCACGGAACAGCGAACGAGTTCTATCAGCTCTGGCTCAAGTCGCCTGGAAACGGATTCAGACGCACGAAAGTCACGTGGGGTGATATTCCTGGCCGTGATGAGGACTGGAAGAAGAAAATGATCCGTGATAACGGACAGTTATTCTTCGACCAAGAGTTCGACTGCAAGATCCTGAGATCCAAGTTCTAGAGATTCTTGAAGTCGAAATCTTCGATTTTCATAGCGTCAGTGAGTGTGTTTATCTCATTGACGCTCTTTTTGCAGATTCCGTTCTGCCTCGACATGAAGAGCATGTTCCTAGTGTTCGCTAGATCGATCTCGTCCTGAATTCCGATGTGGAACATGCGGTTCATCTGGTTGGAGAGGTGCCAAGCTTCACGTTCTTCGAAGTAGCGCTCCTTGTTGCTGCGAGAGCAGATCTGGGCAGTCGGAATGTTCAGATCCTTAGCGAGCTGAGATGTGTACTTGCCCATGTTCGAGATGAAGTGAAGGAAGTGGGACGCTTCGTGAAGGAAGACTGCCATAGCTCGATTGTCGTTGAAGTGCAGCTTTCCGTCTCTGAGATAGTCCTTCGAGATGTAGAGGATGTTGACAAACTCTTTCGTTGTGAAGAAGCCGCCGATTCCGCGATCGTCGAGAATTGACTGATCCTGAAATACGATTGAGAAGAACTTAGAAGCGACGATCTTGCCACGGATGAAGTTCCATGCGACCATCATGCCCTTGTTGTCAGTGTCGATGTCGAGCATAGCGATCTTGGCTTTCGTGTAGATTATGCGGTTGTCTCTCATAGAAGCGGTCCTTTTGTTTGGTTTACGAGTAAAATATAGGATTTTCTCTGCAAATTGTAAACGGAAAAAATTAAGATTTTCTCAATTTTAGGGGTTTAGAAATCTCACAGAAATGCCTATATTTACCATGTAAACAACAAAAGGACCAATTATGATAGAATACTCTCAAAAGGAAATCGACCTCAAGTTCGCCAACGCTGTCGACTACATGGGAGCTTTCATGCCCAACTTGATCAACTTCTACGCTCTCTTCACCAAGCGCGTGAACAACAAGATCAAGTCTCTCAGAATCTGCGTCAAGACCGACATCACTCCGGTCTTCGAATATAACGAGAAGTGGATCTGCGAAATTGAACCGCACGCCTTCAACATGTTCCTCGTTATCGAGCTCTACCGCTTCATCTCTCATCACTGCACTCGCGGCAAGGAATTCGTCGGCGAGAACGCTTTCATCGCTTCTACTGCTCTCTGCAACGCTAAGGAACTCTC